TGAATGCACCTTCTGTTAAAGTCATTTCTTTTTCTCCTAAAAGAACGCTTCTAGTAACCCATCTCGTCTGACTATATGTCCTTGCAATGTAATTCTGTATTCATTAGGGGTATATTCTTTCATACCCGCTATCCTATGAATTGTTTGACCATTATGTATCACTAGGTCTTTCTCATTATACGCTAAGTGTTGTGCTTGATGAAACTCATCTATGTAGTCCATACCTCCCCCTGATTTGGGCAGCTTAATAGCAAGTGTAAAAGCATAGCTATCAACATCTTCTAGTCCTAGTGTAACGTGAGGGTGATCTTGGTGCCAATTACCTGTTATCTTTAAAAACTTTTTGTCGCTCGGAAAGATATGAAATCCCGGAACTCTTAACTGAGTCGTTAGATAAATATCTTCTGCAAATACACTGTTCAACGCCTTTCCTACTTCAGTGTATAACTCAGCAAATGTTTGAACCATCATCTCGTTTTCAGCGGGTAAATCTTTATAATATTTTTTTGTTTTACCGTCTAGGTATGCACTCCGCCCTAGAGTAAAGAACGGATAGTCTTTTGATCTACTAACCCACTTATCTTTCATACATAATACTTTACAAGTAATTGCGCCTATGTCTATGTCTAAAGGTACAATAGTAAAAGGCGATGACTGATTCATCACTTCCCCTTCCCATTCAATATCTAAATCCATTAGCAATCTCCATAGTTGTTGGCGTATCCGCCTTCACAAGTTATCGGTAGTCCTGGCGCCCACTTAGGTGTCTTGGACATCTCGTCCATAATAAACTTCAAAGCCTCATCTTTTATCTCTTCCTTCGCCACACAAACAACGGCGTCATGAACCGTAAGCACGGGTTTATATTTCTCGTTTATCTCTATCATTTGTTCGCCTATCACTATCCTAGCTAATGCTTGGACTACATTCTCTACGACTGCTCCACCCCAAATACTAACTTCTCCGCGTCTTTGTTTATAAATATACTGGCTCTTACCTTCAACCATTTTACGATCAAGTTCGGGGTAGAATATATACATACCGTTGGGTAATTTGAGTCCTTCCGGTGTAACTAGGACAGACTTACGATTATCTAAGTAGTAAGGCTTTTTATCCACAGGCCAAGAAGATATGTCCGCTAATGCTCTATCACAGTCTTTCCAAAGTTTGACAACCTCATGATTTACATCACGGTATAGGTGTACAAGTCTTTCACTTTCTTGGTCACTTACAGTAACACCGGCATTTACCTTTAATACGTTTTGAAGTTTACGCCATCCAGTACCATAGCCTAATCCCAATATACAAGTTTTACCTACGGCTCTTTCTGTTTTATCAATGTCTGCTTTACTATAAACTTTAGAGGCAAAGACTGAATATACATCGTCCCCTTTTCTAAACTGTTCGATCACATCATGCTGACCGGCTAACCAAACTAATACTCTTGCCTCAATCTGTGATGAGTCACAGTTAATAACAACATGTCCTTCAGGTGGAAGTATGGCATTCTTTAATGCTTTTTTATTCTTGTCGCGTGAAGGTAAGTTTTGAAAATTAACTTTGTCTGAACCTGACCATCTGCCGGTATGGGCGCCATAGTACTTAAGGGGGATAGGAAGAGTATTTTTATTTCGTCTAGCAATATCTATAAACCTTTCTATTCTTGACTCTTCTATTGTTGACTTCGTGCCTAGTCTTACAGAACATAACTCTTTGATGAAATCATTCTCGTGTTCACATAAGTTTAAGAAGCCTTCATCACCTTTAGCTAAAGCGTATGTCATCTTGCCCGTGCGTGGGCTTTCTTTCATAGGTACTTCAACTCCAAATGATTCTAACAACTCCGCAAATTTGTTATTACTCGCTAATACTTTACGGACATCTTCTATCAAATCTACCTCAAGCTTATCCATCAAGCTTGTTAACAGTTTAGTCTTGGCCTCTTTCACATCAATTAATCTTTTAGCTAAAAGGTCATTATCTAATGTAAGTGTGGGACTAATATACATCTTTAACGTGATATCAATTAATCTCATTTCTTCAATGGGAAATTCTTTGGATATTATTTTGAATAGATCAAAGGTAAGTTTTACATCGTTCTTACAGTATGCCCCGTATTGACGTAGCTGATGCTCGGGGAAATCTTCTAGTCGTAATCCTTTAGCGTCAATTACTTCTGTTCCCTTTTCGCCTAGTTTGTAACGTTCCGCCAGTGCTTTAAGTGAGCCCCCGGCATTCGTGCCGTGTTTTGCTCTTGCGATACAAAGTGTGTCGAAGTATCCTACTGGCTCAATGCCATATCGCCATTTAAGTATTGCCCCGTCAAACTGTGTGTTATGACAGAGTAACATTGCATCGTCCCATGCGATGTCAGCGAGCGCTTTTGATACCTGTTCTCCCGCGTACCACTCGGTCTTACCATCATTAATTTTAATTGCCACGCCAATGACTTGGAACTGTATGTCGTGGATGTATTCTTCTGTAGTTAAACGATTAAGCCCGTAGCCCGTATCGTAGAATGTCTCGAAGTCAATCGTTACTAGATTCAAGTTGTCCCTTTCGTTTTATTGTTTATACAAAACCCTTTTAAGTTCATTACTCCCATGTCTGATTCTATTCCGCAATACCATTTACCCCCATGATTAATCTTTGCGTCCTTACCACACTTGCAACAAACTGCGGGGCCCACTCTGTTATCTTCTTTTATAATTGTCATATCTTATTCGCATATTTAGTATGTTCGTCACGGCAAAGCGGACTGCACCATCTAGCTTTACCCTCAATTTCTTCCTCGCACCATATACATCTACCCGTATCATTATCAGGCACTTCGGTATTGATAGACTTCAGCGTTACTTCAAGCCGTCTTTGAACTTCATCATTCGCATTATCTATCTCATCGCTCATACTATAGTTCCTTTCCATGGAGTTTTTTCCATTCTTTGTTTGCTAGTGATGGGTTCAGGGATAACAAAGTCATTTTCTTCGGCCCACCTTATTAAAACTGATAACCCTACCCCCGCATAGGTTGCTACCTTGGTTCTGGGTGCGTCAGGTTTTCTCTGCATATACTCTTTAGCTCGGTTTATAATCTTTTCTTTTTCTTCTGTTGAATAAGCCACTTTAGGCATCCCTTTTCCTTTCGTTTAAATTAATCATCACAATTACCACCAACACAATACTTACCATTAAGTATTTCATCAGCTAAATCTTCGCTAACAATCTTACGTTCAGTCTCATTAATATGTTTCTCAATGTTTTCTATCTCGCCACTCTTAAGTAATAAATTAATCTCATTAATAATAGCTTGTGCGTCATCGACATGTGCATCGCCTAGTTTGTGTTCATTGAGTAATGCAATGTGATCTACTAATAAACTCCTAGTCCTTTTGAATAAATCAGAACTCATTTGATTTCCTCCCTTTCCATTCTCCGTTTAGCATACCATATCATCTTACTAAGGTCTTGCTCTAGGTTTCCCTTACCTTTACATCGTAAAAGATATTTGCCACACTGCCATAGTAACGGGTCGTCTTTAAAAAATTCTTCTAGTATATCTATCACCTCGTACTTGGTACTCGTATAGTGAGGCGGGTGGTTAACCATATCTACATCTTCTGTGTTCATATTTTACTCTCCAAACTCATAACTCTTTTTCCTGTAACATAATACTCTAGCATGTCTATATTCGTTTCGTCAATTATTAGTGAGATTCCTTGTTGCATACTAATCTCTCGTAAGTGTTTTTGTTGTAGTGCCGTTGCTTTGTTTCCGTTAGCTTTACACTCAATGCCTATGAACTTTCCTTGATAACATGCGAGGATATCAGGGACTCCCGACGCACCATACCCGCCAGTGGCGGGGGAACAATGGTATGCCCCTAACGTATCAAGAACCTTTTTCACTTTAGTCTTTACTTTCTTTTCAGGCGTCATCTTTTATCTCCACTTGAATCTGACTCAAGGCTTGAGTTTCTTTTAGCCAGTCCTTGAAGTCTTTGAATGAACGCTCGGCACTCACTTGATCGTGCCATATAAGTTCTAGTATGCCACTCATGCCTCCAATGATACCTATCAACTCTAGTCTGTCAGCTTTCCAAATGTTTTGGTCTGCCCCAAAATAGTCATAGATGTCTTGCTCTGCATAATCAATCCTCTCTGTACTCATTACTTTATCTCCTTTAAAAGTTTTTCTAAATCTTTTTCGTCTTCGTTCCATAACTGTTCCCCATTGTCCCCGTAAGTATAATGAGGACGATGCTTACAAATTTCCCATATAAGCTTTTCTTTTTTTGTACAAGGGAAATACTCAAACTTACCCTCACTGTTTAATTTACTAGCCATTACGTCTCTCCTTTTTATTATAGTCTCGATAGATGTAATCATCACGAGTAACATCAGGGTCTGATTCTAGTTCCTCAATCCATCCATCAACTGCATTTGCTACATCATTAGGACACTCTGATAAATCAACAACCTGACCATCATTTGTATATCCAATGAGTTCCCATCCTACTATTTTTTCTAAAGCCATATCATTATCTCCCTAATTAAAAATCCAAGTGCCGTACCCATCAGTAGTCCTAGTAAATACCAATTACGTTTCTTACGTCTCACTTCAATAGTTTCGTAACTTCTGTTTCTGTAAGTCATTATTCGTCCTCCTGTCTTTCTGCCCGAATGTCGGCGTCCATTACTTCCCAGGTGTGGTCTTCAGTTGCTATCTTCTTTGCTTGTGTTGTACTTACTGCCATGACATCTATCGGTACACAGTACTGCGTGATGTACACTCGATAAGATTTCTGTTTTAGTTTACTCATGTTCACTCTCCTCTACTATTAAGTTATATTCTCTTTTGTCAACACCATAAAATAATGTTGGTCTAGCGTTATACCAACGAACTTCTAAAAGTTGTTGTATTAATTCTTTTTTAGTAAATTCTTTATTTAGTTTTTTACCCACAATGCTAAATAACTTTTCTTTTTTAATTTTCATCGTCATCCTCCTCAATGTCTAGTCCATATTCATGTAGTAGGTCGTCAGCCTCCACATCGATTGACGGGTCACCCTCTTTAAGGAATGCCTTTGCATGGTCTTCACTGTCGAACAATTTGATCGAACCATCATCTTCACAAATAAACTCTTTGCCGTTTATCGATATGTCATTAATGAATCTGTATATCCTGTACTTCGTTGCTATTGTTTCCATTGTCGTTCTCCTTTAATTTGATAAATCAAAAGTTGTAGATGAATTTTTCATAAATCTATTAACATCAAAACTATTATTTAATTTTTTAAACTCTTGAGCCATTTCCCAACATAAATCTTCACAAGCATTATTGGCTCTTAATGTTCTTGCTACTATTTGAAAGTCTTTTTCCATTTGCTCTTGCGTTTTCTCTTTAGCATATTTTTTAGTATATAAAGTAGGGATATAATTATTCATTCTTACTCTCCTAGTTTGCGTTGGTTGAATTTAATTACTGTTCGGGTGTAATCGTCAGAGATGTTCATCTTGTCCTCATACTCCTTGAACCCCATTTCAAATAGTATGTCCGTTTCACCTAGCTCGTGGCTCTTGTTTAGTTTCTGCAAGGTTGCGTACTCGGTCTTCAGGTGTTGCTCGGAAAACTCCATATCGATGTACCCTCCCTCTGCCTCATCTACTCCCGCGACTCCGTCAATGACAAAGTACATATCAGTTGAGGCAGTTATCCCATCAAACAGTGGGGCGAGTAGTTTGTGTTGCTCGACAGGAACTAGGATATAGTCCCCATCGATTGCTATTGAAGTCCACTTGTGTTCGGTAGTAATAAATGCGTACTCGGTTTTACCCTCTCGATCCCGACTAAATAGTTCAAAGTCCCAAGCCGACCATTTGTAGGGTCTGATTTGTGTCTCAATCTCGTTGTCCTTTGATACC